CCGGCGGAGTTCGTGGAGGGCCTCGGCTGATGTGGTTGCTCAATCCCTATCGGTTTGCGGCTGCCTACACCCCAACGGACGCTAACGCTGCGGCGTACATCGCAGCGGTCGAGGCCGCGGACGGGCAGACGCTGGAGGCAGGGGTGCGGCAAGCGATTGATACGTTTGTGATCGGCTGCAAAACCGATGGCACCTGGAACGCCATCAAGGCATCCTGCATCCTCTCCGGCGCCCGCACGTTGGCTGGCGCACTGGTGCCGCTGGTGGGGACGGCGCCGACACGATTTGGCACCGCTGGCGGCTGGAGCTATGACCGGAAGACGGGGCTGCAGGGGAATGGGACGAACAACTACTTGAATAGCAACCGGAATAACAATGCTGATCCGCAGAACAGCAACCACAACGCTGTTTATGCAACTCAAATTGGCAGCGCGGGTGCCTATATGGCGGTCAGAGGCGCCGCTGGTAGTGATACCGGGGTCAACGCCATGGGCATTGGCCCATTCTTCCGCAATCGAACTGCCACCGCCTCATCCCATACGTCTACAGCCACTGGGCTCCTTGCTCACGCTCGGTCCAGTAGCAGCAGTTACACTGTAAGGTTTGCGGGCTCAAATACAAGCGTAGCGAGCAACTCAGAAACACCGCTAGCCATAAATCTCTTTATTTTTGCGCGTAACACAAACGGCACACCCGAGTTCTACACCAACGCCCGCCTCGCCTTCTACTCCATTGGCGAATCCCTAGACCTCGCTCTGCTCGACGCTCGGGTGACAGCCCTCGTCGCAGCGTTCGCCGCCGCCATCCCATGACCTCCCGCCGCGAGCAGATCCTGTCCCACATCGCCACCACCCTGGCCCCGACCGCTGGGATCACAACGGTCTACCGGAGCCGGGCGGAGGCATTCTCGCGCGATGAGGCGCCGGCCCTGGTCATCGAGCCGATCGCAGACCGCTGCCAGCCCTACAGCACATGCAAGCTCGATTGGACCCTGGATCTCGCCGTGGTGGTGCACACCCGCGGGCCGATCCCTGAGCAGCTGGCGGACCCGATCATCGTCTCAGCCCATGCCCTGCTGATGGCTGATCGCACCCTCAACAACCTGGCCATCGACATCGTGCCGACCGGGACTGACTTCCAGCGGGACAAGGCCGACCTGCTCTCCCTCTGGCAGGTGAACACCTACGCGATCCGCTACCGCACCCTCGGGAGTGACCTCGAAAATGGCTAGGCGCACCAGATCCCATAGACTGACCACAGATACCGTCTCCCCCATGGCTGGCCCTGTTGCCCCGCCGCTGCCATCCACCGGCGGCTCCTACGAGCTGGAGGGCAACGAGTGGGTGTGCGTCCAGCAAACCCAGATGCCGGAGCCGGCACCGCCGGAGCCTGACTGCCAAGCGTGCACGGCCCCGCCGCCGGACCTCGCCGACCCCGAACCCGCCCCCCCCCCTGGGGACTGACCGATGCCGATCTGGCGCAATCGTCTCGCCCTGGTCAAAGCTGAATCGACCTACGGCACCAACAGCAGCCCAGCGGCCAGTGATGCGCTGCTGTTCACTGAGCTCGACATCGAACCGCTGGCGCTGGAGCTGGTGGAACGCGAGACCATCCAGGCGTACATGGGCCACCGGGCCAGTGTGGTGGCGCAACGATCGGTGCCAGTGAAGGCCACGGTCGAGCTGGCCGGCAGCGGCACCGCTGGCACCGCCCCACGGTGGGGCCCGATGCTGAAGGCAGCCGGCTGCGCTGAGGCGGTCGTCAGCTCCACCAGCGTCACCTACTCGCCGGTGTCGAGCGGGTTCAGCTCCTACACCTGCGAGTTCTATGCGGACAACGGCAGCGAGCAGGCGATCGTCGGCGTTCGCGGCACTGCTGAGCTGAGCCTGTCGGTCGGCGAGATCCCGACACTCGCATTCGATCAGATGGGCATCTACGGTGCCCCGACAGCCGTGTCGCTGCCCACCCCGGCCTACACCGCCCAGGCGGCGCCGCTGATCGTCAACACCGACAACACCGCCACGGTGAGCGTGCACGGGTTCTCGGCGTGCATGACGGCATTCACGTTCAGCCTGGGTGTTGAGATGGTGTTCGAGCAGAAGGCAGGATGCACGAAGCAGGTGCGGATCACGGAGGCCAAGCCGACCGGATCAATCACGATCGAACTGCCGGCATTCGCCACAAAGGACTTCCTGACGATCGCCAGCAACCAGACCACGGGGTCGATCAGCTGGGTGCATGGGGCCACGCCCGGCAACATCGTGACATTCACCGCTGCGCAGTGCGCGTTTGATTCGCCCACGCTGGACGAATCGGACCAGGTGACCCACATCACCCTTCCGTTCCGCGCGTTGCCGAACACCGGCAACGATTCGTTCTCCCTGGCGCTGACCTGAGCATGGCATTCGTTCTTGAGCAGACCCCGACCTTCCGGTGGCCGATCACGATCCGGGAAGTGCAGGACGGCGGACGGGTGCGGACGCACCAGTTCGAGGCGATCTACCGGCGGCTGCCACAGAGTCGCATGGATGCCGTGCAGCTGCAGTACCAAGCGATCAAGGCGGCAGCCAGCCGTAACGAGGTGATCGACGACATCCCCACCCGTGCGATTGCTGATGAGATCCTGGCCGGATGGGAGGGCATCACCAATCCTGACGGGTCTGCGGTGGAGGTGACACCGGAGGCAAAGGCGCAGCTGCTCGAGGTGGCGACCGTCGCTGATGTGCTGGTTACCACGTTCTTTGAGGCGCACGACAAGGCCAGGGTAAAAAACTGATCGGCGCCGTGGATCACCTCTTCCGCTCCAAGGGTGACACGGCGCAGGCAGAAGCCGATGCGGCACGGTTCGGCGTGATCCTGGAGGCGCACCACCTGGCGCCGCGGAACCACCACCTATGGGCAGAGCTGTGGCCGGTGGTGAATCTGTTCCAACGGAGCATGACGCAGTGGCGGGCAACGTCGGGCGGTGTGGTCGGGCTCGACTACGGGGTCATCCTCGGGCACCTGGCGCCGCTGTTCGATGTGACCGTGGATCCTGCGATGATGGATGATCTTCAGATGATGGAGCTCCACGCCCGAGACCTGCTCAACCGCAACGCGAGGAAGTAACCATGGCTCAGCTTCAGGCACTGCTGCAGATCAAGGCTGACGTGACCGGCGAGGGCAAGGTCGAAAGCCTGGGCAGGGCGCTGGGCGGGTTGAACACGACGGCGGGGAAGGTGTCGGGTGGACTGAAGGCAATGCTCAGTTCAGCCAGTGGACTCAGTGGCGCACTGGGCGCACTGGGCGGGGCTGTGACCGGCGCCGGCCTGGCGGCGATGGCACAGGGCGCGATCAATGCCGCCGACGACATGAACGACCTGTCACAGAAGACAGGCGTCAGTGTCGAGAGGTTGAGCCAGTTTCAGCAGGCGGCCGAGATGTCGGGCACCAACATCGAAGCGGTGGGCACCGGCCTGGTTCGGCTGAGTAAGGCCATGGTTGCATCGCTTGACGACACGGCGAACGCGGCGACATCTTCGATGAAGGCCACAAGGCAGCGGACAAAGGAAGAGATCGACAAGGCGGCCGATGATGTGAAGGTGGGCGCAGATCGACAGGTTGACGCGGTGAAGGAAGGTGAACGGAAACAGATTGATGCGATCAAGGCAGCAGCCGACAAGCGAGTGCAGGCGATCCAAAACGAAACCGATAAGCGGTTATCTGAACTGAACAGACGGTATCGGCAGGAAGAGAAGCTATTGAATGATCGGTATGAAGATGAGGGCGATCGACAGGAAGAACTGGCAGAAGAAAGCCAGCGGATCGAAGAAAGGCGGATCGAAGATTACTACGAGATCAAGCGCGAGCAGATCCAGAACGATGAGCGGATAAGCAAGGAGCAAAAATCCGCACTACTGCGATCCTTGCAGGATCAGCAGGAAGATCAGTTGGTCGCATTGCGGAATGGGTATGAATCCCAAAGCAAGCTGCGAAGCCGTGCGCTGCGCGACGCAGAAGAGCAGGAGAGCCAGGCGCTGGAGACAAGGAAGGCCAAGGAAGAGGAAGCCATCAAGGCCAGCGCAGACAGGCAGGCAGAAGCGATCCGCAAGAGTGCGGATGCGCAGGCGGAGAAAATCCAGAAGCAATCGGACATCACCATAGAAGCAATCAAGGCGGCAGCCGTGGCGGCTGTTGATGCGCTCAAGCCGGCCGATGAAGCAGCGTCACCACTGGAGGAAAGCCTCAGCAGAGCAGGCGAAGCATTCAAGAAGCTGGGGGTCAGCGTAACTGACGCATCTGGCAAGATGAAGAACCCAGGTGAATTGCTGCTAGAGCTTAACGACCGATTCTCAAAGATGCCGGACGGCGCCGAAAAGGCTGCCCTAGCAATGGACATCATGGGAAAAGGCGGGGCTAGCTTGATACCGTTTCTCAATATGACAAGAGAAGAGATCCTGAAACTCAAACCTGTTATTGATAGTGAATTCGCCAGTGCCGCTGCCAATTTTGACGACCAGACCAAGAGACTGAGGACTGCTTTCTTGCGGCTTGGCACCGCCCTGGGCGAGCTTGCTACTGAGCACCTAATTCCTTTTATTGAAAACCTGAATAAGTTTCTTGATTTCTTTGATGGGTTGCCGGAGCCCATCAAAGCAATAACCTTTGCCATTGGCGGTCTTGCGGGTGCACTTTTCATCCTCGCTCCAGGCATTGCCGCATTGATTCAGGTTGGCACTATTCTGGCCGGCCTGAAGCTTGGGGCTACGCTCTCAGGCTTTGCCGCATTGGCACTGCCTATCAAGGCTGCCTTTACCGGCCTGCTGGCCTGGATGTCGGGCACGTTCCTTCCCGCCATGATTGGATTCTTCTCAGGCCCCGTAGGCTGGACCGTCCTGGCGGTTGCTGCGGTCGTCGCGATGGCGATCGCGTTCCGCGAGCCGATCGGCAAGTTCTTCTCCTGGCTGGGCGAGATCCTGCCGCAAGTGCTGAAGACCCTCCTTGATCTGGCCTACAAGATCTGGGTGCAGCCGTGGGTCGACATCTGGAACAACGTGCTCAAAGAGCCGATCGGTCAATTCCTGGCATGGCTCCCGGAGAATCTGGACAAGGGCCTAAAGGCACTCCTGAGCCTCGCGTATGACATCTGGGTCAAGCCATGGGTCGACATCTGGGATAACGTCCTGCGGAAGCCGATCT